CATCGTCCCCGCCAAGTGCGTCCGCGTGCTCCTACTTCTGGCGGCAATTTGTCTTGGTTTTCTGTTTCTTGCCTTCGCCTGGTCCTACGTCAAGAAAAAGAGCAAAATCGTGAATTTGCGAGCCTCCACTGCAACCTATACTACCCAGGCTTACCGCTGGGTCATTGGTCTGAAGGGGTATATACCCGGTTTCGAAAAACAAGGATTCGAGTTGCTCTATGGAGTTGGTGAAACAGCTAAGGCTTTCCGTAATCTCGATATTGACAAGTGGAAACACCCGTACCTGTCAGTTGGTCCCGCTGAAGGAGGTGCATGGGTCACGTATAAGAATCCAGGAGAGATTGCTGGAGCATTTGCTCAAACGCTCGAATCACGTTTCCCTGACAAAGACCTTGCCTTGCAACCAATTGAGACTAAGTTGGAGTTTGTTGATAGGCGAGGTGTTAAGAAGACTGTACCCATCACTTTGCGTGCCACTAGAGTTGCGATAACCGGTACCCCCGCCGCTCGTGATGCCGCTGAAAGGCGAGAGCGTGAGCGTCAAGCTGCTTCATCTCATTGGGCTGACGATCCTGTCAAGCCTAAGCGTGCCGATACGTATGCAGCTGGTGCACGAAATCGTGACAATTATCCGTTGGCTAAGAATGCGGCTAAACAGCGTAAGTTCATTAAGAAGGCCAGCAGGGATGATTCGGCGCGAATGGCTGATGCAGTGGCTCGTGCGCAGAACCAAATGTTTTTACCTAAATATGGAGATGGCTCTGCAGTGGACGATTCTGCCTTTCTGGATGTTGCTGAGTATTTGTGCGGTCTCAAGGAAGTGCTCGAATACCGTAATAAGGTGACATCCCGACTTTCTGAGAGTGAGAGCATAATGTTAAACATTGCAGAAGAATCAGTGCGTGATGCTCTCAAAGCACAGTTCGCTGGCGATAATCAGAAGGCTGTCGAGTACCTGAATGGGGGCGTTCCTGGAAAAGCCGTTATTCCTGAGGGGGCGGATCACTATGTCGTAACAGACAATAAAGCTGCCTCTTGGGATACGGACCATCACACCTATACGCTTGAAAAGGTGGTGCAAGATGGTAGCAGCGCCCTTCAACATGCATTCGTCCTCCAGTCTCGTGAGGACGAAGATGTTGATATTCTAACAGCTCCATCAAGTCCTATCACTTTTGAGATGAAGCCTGGAAAATGGAATCCCCGCTTTTGTCGTCAGAAGCGCGGAGCTAAGTCTTTGTGGCGTGAGAAGAGGTGTGAAACTCCTCCGAACACGCCACCTCCATCACCAAAGATCGAAATTCAGGATGTTGAAGATGATCCTGTGGTTGACTATGACCTAACATACATTAGTCCCAAGTTAACGACTGATTTTGAACGGCAAATGATGGAAGACGATCGCAATCCGTGCCAGGCATTTCATGAATGGTGCCAAGCTAATCGTATCCCCCTCCCGACCTATGAGAAATCACACACCTTTCTTGGGAGGGCGGGTGATACCAGCCAAATGTCCTTTGGATGCGCAGCCAGGATTGCTGGCTATGGTGGCATCAAGGTCCTCGGCAAACGATCTCCTGAAGAAGCTAAATATGCGGTGGCTAGACGCCTGCACGCGCTCATGAAAATTAAGCTCGCTAAAATGCAACCCCCTGACACACAGGTGGATCTCAGCAATTTCACAACGACGATGTTGCCTAACCGCGTTGTTGTTCCGCCTGTAGTTCAACACGATTGGGCGAGCTCTTTGATTGATCCCTGGAAAATCCCTGCTGGCGCACAAAATAATCCTGTTCGAATTGACACTGACGAACTTGCCAGTGACGTGGCCAGTATGAGTGTGAGCGAGCCAATTCCGATCCAGTCCCTTAGTCCTGAGGACTACGCTTATCAGTTGATGAAAGAACAATCCGTGCCGACTGATTCTGAAAGTACTGCGCGCGCTTGGAAATTGCGAGCGCAATTCGCTGAAGACAAATTAGCAGAATCTCAACCTGTTTTGGCCAGGGCTCAGGAAAACGAAAAGCGTGTCATGGAGCTGACGCGTGAGGTTGAACGCCTGAGCAAATTGCTTGCAGAAATGCACACGCTCAATGATAACCTTATCAAACGGTGGGCAGCACAATTTCGAGAGCAAGGATTTGAGAAACAGATGTTGTTTAACACCACGGAAGAAGACGCCATGGAGCATATTACATTGTGGTTAGCCATGGTTAGAGCAAACACCGATGGCGATCCAACTGAAGAACAAGCTGAAGAGTTCAGAGACTGGATACAGCGGGTCTCTGATGTTCCACCAGAGTTCTTTTATCGGTTTATTTCAAATCTTGCGCGTACTGATCCGACAGCGTTTACCCCTGAGCAACTGAGGGGATTCGTTCTTAATATCCTCTCGTTGGATTGGACGCCCTCGCAGTTCGAAAAACAAGCAGCAAGTTCATGCGCACGCGAGCGTCCCTGGACGGATGAAGATCGGGAAAGATCACGTCAGAAACGGGATAAAGCCCACGTGCGTAATATGCTTCGTTTCAAACCACAAACACCGAACGAGAAGCAGATGCTTATGGACATGTCTGTTGCTTCGAGCATAATCCAGCTGCGAAAGAGACTAGAGTCAGAGAATTCTGGCTGCCTTATCAAGTTGCGTGACGAATATGGAGTGAATTGTGTTCTATTCCCCGAACATTATCTTGAGAACACTTCACCCCTCATCGCGCTTACGGCTGCGGGCAGTCCGCAAGTTGTGACCATGACGACCACGTTCCCTGAGATTATTCGGTTCAAGGGTCATAACCGCGATTTAGTTGTCGCTCGCTCACCTCGCTCTTTCGGTCATTTTCCTTCATTCAAATATGGCCATTGGCCCATGTTAAAAGATTCGCGCGGTAATGAAATTGGTCTACAGCAAGTAGTACGCGTTTGGGTCTTTGGAATACACCCGCACACACAAGAACCTTACTCTTCAAACGGGAATGCAACGCTTGAAGGTGCCACGTGTTTGTTCTCAATAGACAACATGGTTGGGTGTTGCGGTGCGGTGATGATTCTGGATGAAGGGGAACGTCAGGGTCATAAGGAAGTCATTGCGCTTTGGCATGGTGGATGGCCCTCTGATCGTTTGGCCCGCTTTCAGATTCTTTCTCAGAAGACAGTGACCACGATACGTGAGGCGTCAGCTCGATGGAGCGATGGAACACATGTAAGTGATCCTCCTGTGAAGGAGGATTTTTAGACTACCCCCCTGCGAGCTTTCGTTTCCCGTTCGGTCTGATGGAGATGTCTGGAATGAACTTCCAGACTGTAACAGGAAACGAAATAGACTTCCAGGGGGGGAAAGTTTCTATCCCTGGAGCCCGAATAGTAGCGTCGACAACCCCAGCCAGAGTCTCAAGTGGTATACGTTTGGATCAAGAATATAATACCTTTTGTAGACAGTTCTCTCCGCAAGCTGGCTGGACTGAGAAGTCAGAATATGTGCCTGCAGTTCTGACGCCAAACGCCGCAATCAAGAATGTTGCAGATTGCTATAAAGTTGTCGATAAGTTTGGCGATTTGGTGAATTCGCGGATGGGAGAAGCTGTTGAGGAGATTATGCTGGGCATGCTTCAGCAGTCGGGGTGTGAGTTTGATTTCGTGTCGCATGAAGAAGCTATTCATGGTAGACCCTCCTCCCCCGGTAAGCCAGCTATTGAAGCAATCCCCATGGACACGTCATGTGGTTTGCTTCTGGCACAAATTGTTCCTAAAGGTCGCAGGAGAGTTAAGGCGTCTTTGCATGATATGGGCACGTGGATACATGAACTTTTGAGAGAAGATTACCGTGCCCTAAAAGATAATCTTCCATATATATGGATTTATGCAAAGACTTTAAAAGATGAGCTCCGTGACGTTGAGCGTGTTGCCCTAGAGAAAACGCGCGTGTTTGATGGAGGCCCATACTCTCAAACGTATACTCAACGTCGACTTGAAGCCGATTTCTATGCTAAGATGTATGACGCTGCAAAGCGATTGAACTTTTTCTCAGCAGCAGGCATGGACTGGTCTCGAGGCAAATGGCATGAGTTTATGCGTCGCCTGACGCGTGACTTTGATCCGAAATGGTGCGAGCGTCTGAAGGATCTCGATATTGAAAAATGGGATAAGTATTTTTCCAATTTATTCCACTATCTTAACGCACGCATTTTATATGCCCTTTGTCTCAATAAGAATCGGCATCTGATCATGCGCAATGCACAACGCATGACCTTGAGCCTACATCTTCTACGTTCCCACGGCATCCTCTATCAGGCTAATCGCAATCAGCAATCTGGTCGCGTTGACACGTTAGTAGGCAATTCGTTAACAAATTTGCGTGTCATAGTTTACGCCTTTTGCATGACGTACAATTCATCGTCTTGGACACTCGAATGCTTTCGTTCTGTTTTCGAGGTGCGTTACATGGGTGATGACTTTCTTGGCGGCTTTTCTCCTTTCTGCCGCGTGACGCCTTCTTTTCTCCAGCAAGTGTATAAGATATTTGGGTGGAATACAACATCCAATCAAGAGACTGAATATGCTAATATCACACAAGTTCTTTTTGCTGGACGTACGTCAGTTTGGATTGCCGGATGTCGGCAGTATTGGCCTGTGCTGCCTCGAGAAAGGTTGAAGGCCATTAATGAGTGGATAAAGCATGGTTCTGCTTGGGAACAGAACCTGGAACGATACCGAGCTTCTTGCATATTAGCTTTTCCTCTCTTCATGGTCAATGGTGATGAACTTTTCTGTCTCTTTTATGAATGGTTCATGGATCGAACAAAAGAAGCCGTGGCGCGTGGTCTGCGCGTCGCATCGCTGATGCTGTCGGATATGTATGCACTCTATTCTGGACAGCTCATACCTGAAGTGGTGTTACTTGAAAGGTACAAAAAGACATATTCTGTTATACTTGAGGAAAAACGAAAACACAATGTCATCTGCTTCAGTCAAAATCAGCGCGCCTCCGGCCTTTCGGAAGCGCACCAATCGGCGTAAGGGAATTAAGGGGGTTGCGCGTAAAGCGCGCTCAGCGGCGAAGAAGGAAGTTCGTAAGGAGCTTCGTCGCCCTAAAGCCGCTGGTCGCCGGCGTAACCGTAAGATGCGGGCTAACCCCGTACCCGCTTACTTCAAGCGCAACCCCCAAATGTCAAATGGCATGCTCGCAATGGTTGCCAATGACAAGCTTGCTGCTGCGGCTCAGTTGTGGGCTAAGCAGGCAGTTGACCCTTTCAATGATTCGATTCCTTACACTCCGTATCCTAGGCAGCAACCTGAGCCCGTCACGATGTTCTATCAGAAATACGACCTTTCGCTGTCCTACGCGTCCGGCATCAGTACTTCCGATCCCCGCTATGGCCAGGCGGGTTATGTTATCTATCCAGCTCTCGAACGTCCTCTTTGGCTGTGGGAGTCCTTTGTCTCTGCAGCCGCGGTTACCGTCATTGGTGTTATCCGCCGTCCGACCAAGCTCAGTGGTTTCTTTCCGACTTCCAGCGGTGGAATCAATGAGTCAGCAACAACAGGTGTACTGGAGATCGACAACACGGATTTTAACAACTTTGTACCGCTCTGGACTTACTCAAACGAAACCGATTCCTACGGACGACCGTCTATTAAGTCAATTGACTCGGCTGGAGACGAATATTACGGTCTACCATTCTACCTTGGCGCTCCGACACTCACCATTTCCGTTACGATCGCAACTGACATCATCATGAACGGACAGGTGATCACGATTCAGGCTGTTGGTACGAAGGGAATTGTCACCGGTACTATGACACTCCCTCTTGCCGCAGCCAATGCTTTGACCTACACAACTAACGTCACTTTCTCTGGCATTCAGACAGCAATGGGCGGAGCCTATGGGTGTGTTCTCCCCAATGCTCCACTCGGCTTTCGCATGAAATGCGATAGCGTTCTTCGACCTGTGAGCGTCAGTGTTAGTCTTACTACTGGTGGCGGTGATACCCTTGGCAGGTACACCCCTGCAGCGGCTCTTAATTCGCAAACGTCGTACGACTTTGTGGAGGCCTATGCCGTCGACGCCGCAGCCGCATTGTGCTCATATGTCGGTGCAGAATTGAGCAACGGTGGTATAGGCGCTGGAGCGTTGTACCCTGGCGGCCGCGGAGCACAGCTCGATAAAATGCTATACTATGACGACATTGCCGAGAGTCGTCAAGGAGTTTCCAGACCACTTAAAGTTGGCCAGTATGCCATCTGGAAGCCCTCTCAAGAGTCGGACATGGCCTTCCGTGATATTGCAGATCTCTCGCCACTCACTATGCCCGCAATCGTTCATTGGTTGCAAGTAGCTACTCCGACACAGTTAAACTCTATTCGGCTTCGCGTTGTTCTACGCTATGAGGCCAAAACGTCGGATCAAACTAGGCAGGTTGTTACTGCGCCTGCCAACCCTCTTGGTGTCGCTCTTGCTTTGGATATGCTCAGAGAATTCCCAGCGACACATGATAACCCCTTGCACTGGGGGGATATCAAGGCCTTTACATCGCGTATGGTCGGACGCGTTAAAGAGGGGTACGAGTGGTACAACAACAACAAATCCTGGATCAACCCGGCGGTTGCAGGTATCATGGCAGCAGTTGCATGATTCGCGTTAAGCGCCGTGATTAAGAGCGTTTATAAGTCGATATACCACTAGGCTACCAACCTAGTGAGTATGTGCCGTATTGGACGGCTAGCTTTGGCAAAGACTTCTCTATTGCGCCTGGCAGTGGCGCCATATAAGTTACTGGCCCTCGCTTCCCCTGCGAGTAATAAATTGGGGTGACCCTCCGTATAGGGGTCGTAAAATTCGATGGAAAGTTTGCACTTACTTTAAAATTTAGATACATTTTTGTATGCCTTTTATGTGCAAAATACTTACGTAGAGCTCGCCCCGAGCTGTAAAATAAATGGGAAAACGCCCTGGCAAGGCGTAGGACACTGTCCTCGTGAATTCGATAGAGAAGTAGCGAGACAGGTTCCATGCCTCGCTACTGACCACGATGAAATCGAATCCTCGATGGTGTCCGGACGTTCGTTGTGATAACAAGATCTCAACGATACCCTCCGGATGGACTGACAGCGGCCAATGTCGCTTTGGCGGAAGCCTTTGCGATACACCCAAAAACAGTATGAAACTCAAAGCTGATATGAAG